ACTCAGGCCACTATCATAGCGAGCGGTTTAAAGATGATCGTGGCATTATGTGGCGCCAGCTTGGAACAGCAAAGCCAAATGATCCCTATGAGATTAAGAATGGCTTCACCACGGGCAAACATCTGCTGTATGCGTTCGTTTATGACGATGAAAGGCTACGGTGCACTTATGAGCTCAGCTGAAATTTGGAAAAACATTGAAGGTTATGAAGGCCTATATCAGGTCTCTAATCTTGGACGGGTGAGGAGCCTTGACCGCGTAGACGGAAACGGGCGCGGCTGGAAGGGGATAATGCTTTCCAGCAAGCTAAGAAAAAACGGCTATCGCGAGGTTATTATATGTCGAGACGGAAAAAGGAAATACATGTTGGTTCACCGCTTGGTAGCAGAAGCATTTCTATCGAACCAAGACAATCTGCCTCAGGTAAATCACAAAGACGAGGACAAAGGCAACAACCGAGTTGAAAATCTTGAGTGGTGCGACAGTAAGTACAACAACAATTACGGAAATCACATCAAGCGCGTGGCTGAAGCAAGGGAAAAACCAATCTATGTCGTTACCAACTCGGGGCATCGCTATTACTTTAGCGGTGTAAGCAAAGCCGCGAGACTCCTTGGTCTACATTATCAAAACATAACGGCATGTCTTCACGGCAGGCAAAAAACATGCCACGGCTATACATTCGAGTTGGCGGTGTAAGTCATGTCTGGAATGAAGCGAGTCGAATACGGATATGTAAGCCACACAGAGCAAGCAATCATTGAAGAGCTAACAAGGGAAGAAACACATATGCAAGCTGTAATTTACACCAAACCGAAATGTCAGAAGTGTCGCCACACAGCGATGAAGCTAAAGCAGGCTATGCCAGTGTCAACCATTACAGCCGACGAGCGTGACATTGAACGGTTCCGGAAACAAGGCTATCGATCGTTTCCCGTTGTAACCGTGTATAAGGCGAATGGCGTACATGACCGCTGGTGCGACTTGCAGGTTGACAAGATCAAGCAGTACACGGAGGGAAAATCATGATTGAAAAGAGCGACGAAAATATTTCGGATAGAATCGAAGGCGTTGAGTTGCCAGATCATGCAGAATTCAGCGAATCATTCATTGCGGAGCTAGACAAAGCACTGAACGAATATCGTCAAAAACAATCCAAAAGCAAATGACTGTGACAAGCAAGTTCGGCGCGGGAGGTGGGGTGATATGTGATGAGACACAAGATGACGGCCAAACAGCAGAAGTTTGTCGACCAATACATCAAGTTCGGGAACGCAAAACAAGCTGCGTTAGAAGCCGGATATAGCCCTAAGACGGCAAAACAGATGGGAGTGGAGAACCTATCTAAACCTTACTTAAAAGCGGCTATTGACGAGCGTATGAAGGCAATGGAAGACGATACAATCGCTAAAGCTGCCGAAGTCCTGGAGTATTTCACTACTGTGCTACGTGGAACCGCACGTGAAACTGTGGCCGTTGCGACTATGGACGGTGTAGAGCAAGTGGATAACCCGCCGAGCATCAAAGACCGCATGGCTGCTGGCAAGGAGTTATTAAAGCGTTACCCCGCCGATGATCGTATGCTGGGCGCTCAGATCAAGAAACTAGAAGCCGAAGCGGACATCATGGCGGCTAAAGCCAAACGTGAGACCACTGAGGACACAAGTAACATCACAATCAACATCAAGCCAATTCAGCAAGACGGAGGCGATGACAGTGCAGATTAATATCGATCTGAATTCAATCGTCCCCAAAGCCTATGCACCACTGTACAATGACAGAACACGCTACCTGACGTACAAAGGCAGTCGTGGGTCGCGCAAGTCATTCTCTGTTGCTGAAGACGTGATCATGCAAATCATCTTGCACCCTTACGTCAATTGGATCGTGCTTCGCCAATACGCATATACGAACAAAGATTCGACATATTCAACTATCCAACAAGCGGCATTCAGGCTGGGCGTTTACGATCTATTCAAGTTCACGCTGTCACCACTAGAGATCACCTTTAAGCCAACAGGCCAGAAGGTGTTTTTTCGTGGCATGGATAAGCCCTTAGCGGTTACTTCATTGCAACCAACAACTGGCGTGCTTGCTCGTGCGTGGTGGGAAGAAGCGTATGAGCTGAAATCGCTGGACGCATTCAAGACCGTTGAAGAAACTATGCGTGGTGAGATCAGTGATCCTGATGGCTATTACCAGTCAATAATCACATTCAACCCGTGGAGCGATCAGCATTGGCTTAAGCGTGAGTTTTTTGATGAAGACACAAAGAACCCACGCTCGAAGTCGTTCACGACCACATACAAGGACAACCCGTATCTGGACGATGACTATATCGCAAGCCTAAATGACATGATCAAGCGCAATCCTAACCGTGCTCGCGTTGCCGTATATGGTGACTGGGGCATTGCAGAAGGGCTTGTGTTCGATGGGCTGTTTGAGCAGCGCGATTTCAGCATGGAAGACATTGCTGGGTTGCCAAAAGCGGTTGGCCTCGACTTCGGATTCAAGCACGACCCGACAGCGGGTGAGTTTATGGCAATTGACCAGCAGAACAGAGTCGTGTACATCTACGATGAATTTTACCAGCAAGGAATGCTAACACAGCAGATTGCTGAGGCGATTGGGCAACATAAAGGTTATGGCATGCAGATAACGGCAGATAGCGCCGAGCAAAGGCTCATATCAGAGCTGTCAGGTGTATATGGTGTGCCGAACATCATAGGTGCAGGCAAAGGCAAAGACAGCGTTTCACAGGGTATTCAATACATGCAGTCTTACCACTTTGTTGTTCATCCGCGCGTTAAAGGACTGCTTGAAGAATTTAACACGTACGTATATTCCAAAGACAAGTTTGACAACTGGACGAACACGCCAGTCGACGCGAATAACCACGCGATTGATGCATTACGGTATGCGATGGAACCGTTCATGTTCAGAACTGCCGGCCATTATATGAGCAACCAAGAACGTATTCAGACAATCAAAAACCTAGGATTGGGGTGACATGATGGATCCATTTGAAGAATCAAACCTACTGTATCAAGAAGACATTACGAACCTCACTCCGGATCGGATTATGAAGTTCATTTTCCACCACCACGAATATCAGCTTCCACGGCTGAAAAAGCTTGATCGATATTACAAGGGCCAGAACGAAGGCATTCTGCAGCCACAGTCACGGCGTATTGAAACTGGCAAGTCAGACCATCGAGCCGTTCATTCATTCGGTAAGTACATTGCTGATTTCCAGACAGCATATTCCGTTGGTAATCCGGTTAATGTGAAGCTTGACAAAGATGACAAACGGCTTGATCAAATCACACGCGTGAACGACCTAGACGCGCTCAACTATGATCTGTTCCTAGACATGACGCGCTATGGACGTGCATACGAGTACGTTTACTACGGTAGCGACTCAATCGAGCATTGCGTGCGCTTAGATCCGCTTGACACGTTCGTAATCTACTCGCTTGACGTTGATCCGCAACCAATCATGGCTGTTCGCTATCATTCAGTAGAATTGGTTGACGAGAATAACAAGACAATCATCGACATCATCCCCGAAACATGGACGGCAACAGAGCATGACGTTTATAAGCCGACCACGGTTGGCGGTGCAATGTATTTGGATCACAGCGAGATCATTCGCGTGTTTCCCGTTGTCGAGTATGACAATAACCGGTTCCGAACAGGTGACTTCGAACATGTGATCTCACTGATTGACCTGTACGATTCGGCACAGTCTGATACCGCTAACTACATGACGGACTTGAATGATGCATTGCTGGTCATCACAGGCGACATTGATGCCTTATTCAACGGTAGCACGCTTATGAGTGGTGTTGACCCTAACGACCCTGAGGCAATGAAAAAGCTAGCACAGGACAAACTAGAGCTTATCAAAGAACAAAAAGACGCCAACATGCTGCTGCTCAAGTCTCGAATGATGGCAAACGGCCAACAGACAAGCGTTGACGCAAAATACATTAATAAAGAGTATGACGTCAGTGGCACCGAAGCATACAAAAAACGCGTTGCGGAAGACATTCACAAGTTCAGCCACACACCGGACCTGACCGACAGCAACTTTGCAGCCAATGTTTCTGGCGTTGCAATGAAATACAAGCTACTTGGTACTGTCGAATTAGCAGCGATCAAGCGGAGAATGTTTGAGAAGTCATTGTATCAACGCTATTCAATCATCTACGCACTTGATCAAAGCGTGTCAGGTGGCATGAAGACGGATCCTAACACGATTCAATTCACGTTCCGAGACAACTTGCCAACAGACGACATCACGCAGATTAAAGCGCTTGTTGCTGCGGGTGCGACATTGCCGCAAGAGTATCTGTACAGATTCGCGCCGGGAATTACTAATCCGCAAGAGATTACTGACATGATTGCCAAACAACGAGCAGATAGTGACTACAGTGAGGATCTGACGAACAATGACGAAAACACCGAAGGAACGGATCAAGGCGTTCGCGGACAAGCAAGACAAGCAACACCGCCAGATAGCAAGTGATGTTGCCAAATACACAGCGGCGTTCATGGCGTTCTGGTATGCATTCAACGAGAAGTACGAAGACTACACACACGCTGATGATTCGCGGTACTACGATCCTGCGCTGAAAGAACAGCTTGATCGAGATGCACAGTCAGCAGGCGTTCAGCAGAAATCAGTTGCCAACAACGATGAACTACTGTCATATGCCGCCTATGTATACTCAACTGCCGTAGCTATTTCGGTAGTTCGGTACATAGGATCATCGCTAGGCAATTTGGTTGAAGAAACGGCTAAACTTGGATCATCAATATACGGCAAGAAAATCAAGGCAGACACTTCAATTGTTGATCAATTACTTGACGGTGCGACATGGAGCGATCGTATCTGGTCAAATCAAGACGCATTACGCAATGATCTGGCTAAGATGATGAAGAATGCGCTGCTGACGCACAGCAATCCAATCACACAAAGCCCAGCGCTTCGCAATAAGTTTGGCGTCATGAAGTATCAGTCGGACAGAATCATCAGAACAGAAAGTGATCGTGTAATGGCTCATCAAAGCATTGTTAATGCTCGTGAGGCTGGCTACAAAAAGGTTGTATGGGTTATCAACTCAGGAGCGTGTGACATATGCAAGCAACACAACGGTGATGTTTACACATTGAAACAAGCAGAGGGGATGATACCAGCGCATCCAAATTGTCTTTGCTCGTGGGCCGCTTATGATTCTGGCGATGAAGCTGACGTTGATTAGGAGGAAATAATGAAACTTCCAGAAAAAGTGTTAATTGATGATATTGAATACAAGATTGAGGAGGTCAGCCACAAAGAGCTTCAGATAAGTAACGAAGACTTCAAAGGCGATTACTGGGGCGATACGCGTTTTAAGAAAGCTAGTATCCGTATATGCGAAGGCATGGCTGATGACGAGGTAAAAATCACTTTGGTACATGAGATTATCCACGCAATCCTGCAAGAGCGAGGGTTCGACCAGCAAAACAATGACGAGGCAATGGTTGACGGATTGGCACACGCATTCCGTATGTTGGCAAAACAGAACCCCGAACTAATCAAGCAAATTCTTTTATAAGCGTGTGACCCGAGCAAGTCCCTAAACTGCTCAAAAATAATAGCGTGAAGTGATAGACGTGTGATCGTGGCTGGGCCTTATGGCGTGGCTGGGATCGTTAAGCACGTCTATTCGTTTTGGGCTAAACAGGAGGAACCATCATGGCAGAAGAAACACAAACTCAAGAAGAAGTCGAGACAACCGAAGAGACAACGCAAGCACCTACCACATATACGCAGGCTCAGCTAGATAGTGAAGCCGATAAACGTGCAGCTAAGGCGCTGGAAACAGCTAAGGCTAAGTGGGAAGCAGAACAGGCTAAAGCGCTTGAGGAAGCCAAGAGTGAAGGCGCTCGGCTTGCTAAGATGACCGAAGACGAGAAGGCCAAAGAGATCGAGAAACAGCGACAGGCAGAACTAGACAAGCGTGAAGCTGAACTCAATCAGCGTGAACTATCGACAAGCACGAAGTCATTGCTCGTTGACAAAGGACTGCCAACCGATTTTGCAGGCTCTCTGGTCGCGTTGGGTGATGCTGACAAGATCAAGACGGCCGTTGAGAACATTCATAAGACAATTCAGGAAACGGTCAACAAGCAAGTTGAGGCCAAGTTACAAACTGATCCGCCCAAGAATGGTGCTTCTGCCCTTGATGGTGCCGACGATCCATTCAAGAAAATCATGGCACAATACAAAAAATAGGAGGTAGCTAATCATGGCTACAGAAAACAACAATTTACCAGTACGTACGTACCAAAAGCAGTTTATTGGCTTGATGCAAACCGTCTTCGGCGTGCAAAGCACATTCACCCCAACGTTTGGTGGTTTGCAAGCACTCGATGGCATTCAAAACAACGCGATCGCATTCAGTGTTAAGGCAAATGATGTGCCTGTTGCTGTTGGCAACTACAACACCGATCCTAACGTTGCGTTTGGCACTGGCACCAGCAATTCAAATCGCTTCGGGCCAATGAAAGAGATCATCTACAGTGACATTGATGTACCGTATTCCTTCGGCTGGAGTTTCAACGAAGGTATCGACCAACTCACCGTCAACACCGACTTGAACTCTGCTGTCGCTGACCGTCTGAACTTGCAAGCACAAGCTAAGACACGTCTTTTCAACGGAAAATTGGGCGCCTACTTGGTTGCTAGTGCTGCGGCTGACCTTGGTGCGGTTGATGATGTAAACAAGGTGTTTGAGGAAGCTTCCGAACGCTACACCGACCTTGAAGTCGTTGTCCCAGTTCGTGCATACGTGACTGCCGAAGTTTACAATGCGATCATCGACCACCAGTTGGTTACCAGTTCCAAGGGTTCCGCTGTTAACATTGATGAAAACGGCATCGTGCGTTTCCGCGACATTGTTATCACCAAGACACCTACTCGTTACATGGCTGGCAAGTCTATCATCTTCGCACCTGATAACATCGGCCGTGCATTTACTGGCATCAACGTTGTTCGGACGATTCAATCCGAGAACTTTGCGGGCGTTGCTTTGCAAGGTGCCGGTAAGGCAGGTCAGTGGATCAGCGATGACAACCGTCAGGCAATCTTCACTGCCGGGACGTCAGCAACTACTACGACCTCGACTGTGAAACCGACCACTACAACTACCACATCGCACGCTTAATTGATTGATCTAAGTCGCCTATCGAAATAGGACAGTACGGGAAACCGGGCGGCTGATTGGAGGACAGAATGAAGCTTATTTTGTGTCAACCCGCTATTAAGCGTTTTGAGTGGGAGTTGGAAGTCTGCCTAACCAATCTGCGAAGTGTCGGGTTTGACATGAAAGATGTCGTTTTGCTCTTCACTATGCATGATTCTAAGGTGCCAGAAACGCTCGCAAGCAAATATGGAGTAGAAGTACACACGTACACTGACAAGCGCTCAGACAAGCAATATATTCCATCTGTGAAGCCTTGGCTTTGGTGGCAATATCTTGCAGAAGATCCTGAGCGTGAGAACGAGGACTATTTCTATTTCGATAGTGATGTGATCTTCCGGAAACGGCCAGATTTCCGAAAATTGAAGCCACGGCCTGATCGTTGGCTGTGTAGTGACACAAACGGCTATCTGAGCTTGGACTACATCAAACAGTGTGATCACGGCGAGGAGATTCTCACTCACATGGCTGACATTGTCGGGGTTACGGTAACTTCACTTGAGACGATCAACCACAATTCCGGTGGTGCTCAGTGGCTCATCAGTCACCCGTCAGCAGAATACTGGCGGAAGGTGTATGCCGACAGCAACCGACTGTGGCAATACCTGCAAACGGTCGACAGCAATATCCAGAAATGGACCGCAGAAATGTGGGCTCAATTGTGGAATATGATGTACTTCAATATCGGGCCCGTCATCAGTGATGAGCTCGATTTTTGTTGGGCTACTGACCCCGTGAAACGATGGAATGAAACCAAGATCATGCATAACGCAGGTGTGACTGTGAATGACAAGCGTTTGTTCTTCAAAGGTAAGTACGTTAATCACACGCCGTTTGATGATGATCTGAGTTTCGTTGACAAGTCGAAGTGCTCATACAAGTACGTGCAAGCAGTGAAGGCGGTGAAATGATGGCGATTTTAGACAGTGTAAAGCTACGTATTGGTTTGTCCGATACAATGCAAGATAACTTGTTGAATGATCTAATCGATGACGCCACAGCACGTGTGCTGACCTATATCAACCAAGATGGCATTGTCAATCAGACTGTGCCAGATTCAGTTGCATGGGTAATCAAAGACGTTGTGGTTAAGATGTACAACCGCATTGGTGACGAAGGCAAAACCGCCAGCGGTGAGGGCAATGTATCAAATACATGGGAAACCATTGATCTATCTAAGTATGCTGACGCGCTGGACGTCTACCGTGAGTCATCGCAAAGCCGCCGACCGGGGATGAGGTTCGTGTAATGAGATACAACAATCGAATCACCCTCATTAGGAAGGTGCCGCCCGCTGATCCGCTGCATGACAGGCCGAAAGAGACGCGCGAGACGGTTACTTGCCTGACAATCCCAATTACTAGTGCACAAGAGCTGTCTGTATACGGTCTTGTGAATACCATGGCCTATGAGATTCACGTAAAGAATCCCGCACTGCCTGTGAACGGGATCGAGCTTAACGGTGTCAAATGGACAATCAACAAGACATTTGTGAACCGCAAGTCAACTGTATTCATCGTGTCCGGAGGTGCTTCTTAATGACTAAAACAAATGTTACATGGTCAGGGCTAGACAATCTGATGGCAGAACTAGGAGCGACTGCTGGAGCAACAATTGAAGCTGCTACTTCAGCGATGAAGACAACTACCGGAAAGGTGCAAGCCCAAGCAAAACACATTGCACCTAAACGAACAGGGTTCATGGCAAACAATATCCTAGTTGAACCGGTCAAGAAGACAGCCACATCTGTCACTGGTACTGTCAATGCAAAAGCTGATTATTCATCATTTGTTGAATTTGGCACTTACAAAATGTCGGCGCAACCATTTATTAGGCCTGCTGTATCTGACGGGCAATCAGTATTCATTAAAACGACAATGGACAAGCTGAAAGAGGTGGCCAAATTCAAATGACACTATCTCAATGGTACGAAGATGTGCAAACTCAATTGACTGCTGACGGGCTTAATCCTGTATTCGTTCAGCCGGACGCAAAAAGCACGTTGCCGTTAGTGTTTGTGAACGTTCACGTTGATGCTGACATGTCATCTAAGACGGGGACACTATCGAGTGTTGGCCAGCAGATTGACATTTACGATAGCATCGACACGCCACCAGCTGAATGGGAGGATTTCGTTCGCAGGGTTAAGTGGTCGCTTAGTAAAGTGACACGGTGGCAATCACTGACGGCATCTAATTCAATCGACACAAGCATGGGCGAAAGTACACCATTACGTCGTTGCATGCTACTCATTACTTTAGAAGGAGATTATTAAAATGGCAGTTCCAGTAAACAACGGTATCGAGTTCGTAAAAGATACCCCATATCGAGGCAAAGACGTTTGGTACTTTATCCAATCGACAGATCCTAAAGTAGCACCCATTGGCAGTCCTGCAATCTTGCCGGCTCACCAAGAGTCCGGCGATACAAGTATCGAAGGTGATTCTCTTGATG